CGACGCGATGATGAGTTTGGTGTTTGTTCTCGCAACCTCGACTTAAAGGAAACAGAAGGTAATGCTCATTGGAGAATGGCGCGCAAGTTGAAACTTGAAGAAATTCTTCGTAACGAACCTCGTAATCTTTCTATTCAAGGAGAAATATGCGGCCCATCTATTCAAGCAAATCGTCTTGGTTTATCGGAATCTAAGTTGTATCTATTCAATCTATTTGATATAGACACTGGAAAATATCTTTCTCATAATGAACTTTCCGTTTTTGCAAAAAAGCATGGACTGAATGTGGTTCCAACCGTACATCGTCTTGATTTTGGCGGGGCTGTTGTTCCAATAGATACTAGTCATTTGCTTAATATTGCCAACAATCTAAACTATGACAATGGTACACCAGCCGAAGGCATTGTTTGGCGTTCTGCTTGTGAAATTTACAGTGATGTCCTTAAAGGTCGTATGAGTTTTAAGACAATATCGAATCGCTTCCTTGAGAAGTATAAAGAATAATATAGATGTATAAAATTTATGAAAATGCCAATTATATATAAAATGAAACCAGAGGAAATGCAATTTGCCAAAGATTATGCAACCTATGTTTACAACGAATCTAGAAAATCAAAACTCAACTCGTTTACAGTCAAGAAAGCAAATAAGTCTGAGGCTCTGGGTTGGGGTATTGTTGGATATGGCGCAGAAATCGCATGGTCGAAAATTTGTGGCGTGGAGTTCAAACACAACATGAATGAATTTCACGAAATACCGGACGACGGTATTCACGAAATTCGTTCTAGCGCACACCCGTCCGGTGGATTGATTGTTAGAGAAAACGACTCGATAGATCGTAAATATATTTTTGCAAAGTTCAGTTCTAACAACGAGTATTATTTCTACGGTTGGATGTATGGTAAAGAAGTACGTCAGCCAAAATACTATTTCAATCCCAACAACTGGAATCCAGCGTGGCGAGTTAGTAAAGAACACCTACATCCCATAACAGAAAATGAAATTGACGCTTGCAAGAAAGCAAGAGCTGGAGCAACATTTCTATGAGTTATAAATTATTTCTTGACGACGAAAGAAATCCAACGCATGTAAAGTGGATAGAGATCCCACTCGGTCCTTGGGTTGTGGTTCGTAGTTATGATCATTTTGTTAAGTATATTACACAACATGGATTGCCAGATTTTATAACTTTTGATCATGACTTGGGCGCTGAACATTATGCACAAGGTGCCGCTGGCACAGCTCCAACATATGACAAATACAAAGAAAGAACAGGATTTCATTGCGCACAATGGCTAATAGAATATTGTATGGACAATAAATTGGATATACCGGAATATACAGTTCATTCAATGAATCCTATAGGAAGAGATAATATAAACGCAATTTTAACTTCATTTAAAAACCAAAATATATGACAAAGAAAAAATTAAAAATAGTTGATGTGGAAGATAAAAACGCGAGCATTGAAGATACAAATAATAAAAAAGAATACAACGATTCTATAGCATCAACTCTAGAATCTAGGTTACAAACTGCATTTTCAAATGATAAAATTAAAGTTTTATTGATCACGGATCGTATATATGATCCAAACACATTCGAGGTATCGCAGGGAATTAAACTTGATGTGAATGGTGTAGAAGTAAAGATGAAATGGAGTGTTGAAATTGCAAATCAACATAAAAAAGTAACGGGTATATCGTCCGAAGATATTATTTATAATGCCACGGTTGGTGTTTTGACTGGTTGGGGTACTTGTCGCATGACAATCGTAAAGTAATTTTGGCACAAGTTAACATCTAGTGCCAACTACGACACACTAAGTAAATGTGTTGGTATCCAGTAAAATCTGGGACCGTTGACGCCATTGGTTATCATGTAATAAAGCCCACGAGGTTAACGCTTCGTGGGCTTTTTATATTTAAGTATGAATAATTTGTGATTCTGGCTAATATATACGATATTTATCTTTAAAATGCACATTAAAAAATACATATCATTCTTACTGATATCACTTTGCACCGTAGTTGTATACGGCAGCGACATGGTATATTCTTTTAAATCTTCGTCGTTTAATGGTGCTAATTTTTCAAATACTGCGATGACAGTCGAAAACTTAGCAAGAACTCGAAAACAAGCAATAAAAGAAACTATCAAGTCGGAAGCCGAACAAACTAAGATACAAGAGTCAAACACCCCCCTAAACACGTTTATAAACAATCTTCAAGCTAGAATATACTCGCAACTAGCATCGCAAGTAACAGACCAGATATTCAATTCTTCTGGCGCAACGTTTGGTGTAATTAACTTACAGGGCGGATCCACAGTTACTTGGCAGAGAAATGGCGAGTTTGCTACGTTATATATCGTAGATCCTGCAAGCGGAAGAACAACTCAAATAACCGTCCCAGTCGGTTCATTATCACCTATACCACAGGGATGAAAATATATGCTATCACGGTTATATTATTATCTTTATTGTTTGGCGGCTGTGCTTCTGTAACAAAAACGCCCAGTATACTGGATGTACCAAGGAGTCAACATTCTCCGTTGGAAAAAGAATTGATGGCATTGCCGTCGCCTGATGGACCAAAGATAACAATTGCTGTGTACTCGTATACAGATAAAACCGGTCAAAGAAAAATCATTGATAATTATGCATCATTTTCGTCGGCAGTAACACAAGGAGCAGAAAGCTGGTTGATTGATTCATTGCGAACCGCCGGTGGAGGATCGTGGTTTCAAGTGTTAGAGCGAGCAAATCTGGATAATATAATAAAAGAAAGGCAGTTGATTAGTCAGACACGGGAAACTTTTCAAGGTAGGAATGCAGAAAAACTCACGCCTATGCTATTTGCCGGTATAATAGCTGAAGGCGGGATCATTGGATATGATTCTAACATCCTGACAGGTGGCGCGGGGGCAAGTGTGCTCGGTATATCGTCCAGCGCACAGTATAGAAAAGATGTTGTGACCGTATCTTTAAGATTTGTAAGTGTTCAAACGGGGGAAGTGTTACTTAGTACCGCCGTAACAAAAACAATTTCCAGTGTAGCAGTGTCAGGTAATCTATTCAGATTCTATGAGCATGGAACGTTGCCTATAGAATCGGAATTGGGTTTAACCGCAAACGAGCCAAACACCATTGCGGTTAGAAGCGCCATAGACAAAGCGGTTATTGATATAATACAACAAGGTGAAAAGATGAAGCTCTGGAGATTCAACCCTTAAAAATAAATAAAATGAAAAAAATACTAACACTAATGTTTATATTCTTTGGATTGACCGCATACGGTCAAAATCAAATATACGTAAATCAAATAACCACCGCTGGAAGCACAACGTTGATACAAGTCGGAAGTCTCAATAAAATTGGGGTCTCCAGTGGAACACCCTCGGACATAACGGGAGATAACATCTTATTTGAAATGCGGCAGATGGGCAATAATAATACCACGGACTTCTCTATTACCGGAGCGGACAACTTGAAACTATTATCGGTCGCAACAGGTAACAGTAATATACAAAAATACTATTTGAATGGAGCAAGCAATAACATGAACATTGCTTTGACCGGTGACAGTAATAGTGTGTTGTTTAACAAAGACACGACCGTTGATCATACATCTAATACCGATGAGAGCAAAGCGACTATGGCTAACTCTGACGTAATATTAGATGTTACTGGTAACTCTAATGTATTGAAGTTTGGTATCAAAGATGCCGACTATAACTACATTGATTATAGTATCACTGGTAATTCCAATACTGTCAAATCAACTCAAATCGGATCAACGGGTGGAGTTGCTGCTAAAGATGGTCACGAACAGAAAGTCACCATCCAAGGAAGCACAAACGATCTAACGGTATACCAGTCGGGTGTAGAAAAACAAACATTCCAATATAGTTTGGTAGGAAGTGGAAACACGGTTCGCATAGTGCAAACTACAAGCGGCGCTGCTCCTGTGATGACAACTGGCGGAACAACTGGCCCAACGGGTCCAGCCGATCCTACTACTAGTATCGCTCCGCCAAATCCATAAGGAATGGTTCAAAAAGTTATACTGATATTAGTTGGGGTATTATTTTGCTCCAACTTATTCGGTGCTGCCGGTAAAATTACCGAGGTGACTGGTCCTACTCAAGTGACAAGAGACTACGATAAAATTGACGGTAAACTTGATGTCGAAATAGAAATGGAAGATACTATCGAGACTTTAAGATCTCGTGTAGGTATTACGTTCGTAGACGGCACCAGAGTTCAATGCACCGAATTCAGTAAATTGGTTATAGATACGTTTGTATATGATCCAGCGAGTGGCAAAGGTAAATTGGGGTTGAAAGCCTCACTCGGAACGATTAGATACGCGTCCGGACTTATAGCAAAAAATAATAGAGACGAAGTAAAAATCAACACCCCTACGGCGTCGGTGGCCGTGCGTGGGACCGACTTTTCCTTGACCGTAGACGAGCTTGGTAGAAGTTTGATAATTCTACTACCATCACTTGCGCAATATGGCCCACCGGTCGTGGGAAGTATACAAGTTACAAACGGGCTTGGGACGGTGGTGTTAACAAAAGCATATCAGGCCACATTAGTCGCATCGTCAAATGTAGTACCGTCTGCACCGGTACTTCTTAATTTCGACGACGAAACAAAAGTTAACAATATGTTGATACTAGATACGCCAAAATCGGTAACACAGGCAGCAAAAGAAGCTAAAAAAGCCCCCGTACAAGTAAGTAAAGAAGACGACGGATCATCAAATAAAAAATCGGCATCTGCTAAAGTAGATGCAAAAGGTAATTCAACTGCCGTATCAAACCAGTCGACATCTGTAGCACAGGTGGAAAATTCTTCAGAAAGCAGCACGTCATCCGAAGAAGCATCGGTGGCGGAAGTTCAAACGGAAGAAGCTTCAAGTTCATTGTCGGTTGAATTGGCGTCCGTTACTCTTGATATCAGTAAACTACAACCTGAAACCGGTATTGCGATTATAGATGCATTGTTGAAACAATCTATACCTACTGCACTACAAACTGCGGCCACCCGAGCGATCACCATGGGAACTGTTATTACAAACGGCGGATTTACTACGGACGGCATAAGTGCGATTTTAAATATAAGCACTGGAAAAGGTACGATTTTTTATAAAGTAAAGGTGGATACAAATGCTACATTCTCTGTAACGGATCAAAATGGTACTGAAGATTATCTATTGAATTTCGGATCAAAACTGAAAGTAAACATTACTCAAAGATGAAATCTTATCTATTAAAATTATTTGCCGTGGGCGCAATTATATTGGTTTCTATAATAACATTGCGAATAGTAGATCCATACCCAATAGAAGTAATACGATTGAAAGGGTTGGATTATTATCAACGATCACAACCAAAAGTTAAAAGTGAAAATGTGGTTGTAATTGAAATAGACGAGAAAAGTTTGGAAGAAAAAGGTCAATGGCCATGGCCAAGAACAGAGTTGGCCGACGGTATAAAGAAAGCATTTGAAAACGAGGCTGCGCTTGTCGTTCTTCCTATTATTTTCGCTGAAAAAGATAGAATGGGCGGAGACCCAGAATTCATCGACATTCTGCAAAAAGTTCCTGTTATCACGTCGCAATCTGCATCTGTAAAAGGCAAAGGAGTTCCTGTTCCAAGAGGACTAGCAAGTGTTGGAGGTCAATCTGACGGTTGGTTATATGATTATCCGAATGCAATCGGTCCAGTTAAAGAAATCGGAGAGTCGTCTGCCGGTGTGGGCATGTTATTAACAGCGCCGGAACTGGATGGGGTGGTGAGACGATTACCTTTAATTATACAAGTTAAAAAAGAAACATATCCAACCCTGCCGTTAGAAATTCTACGAGTCTTTGGTGGAG